CATGTTCAACAAGTTCGTGAACGAGACTGTTTCCAGTGTCGAGATCGTGCTTGGGAACGGCACCACCAAGTCCTACACCATTCTGATTCCCCGCTTGGTGTACTCTGGTTCTGATACTGCGGTTTCGGGTGAAGGCCCCATCACTCTGTCGATGCCTTTTCAAAGTCTCCTGGACCCCACAGAGCAGACGAACCTCAAAATTACCCGCACCGCGAGTTAAGCGTTAAAAACCAGGCACTTATATGGATAGCAGCCACAAAAAATGCAACGGGTGTGGAGTAGAACTGCCCCTTACGGAGTTCTACTTCCACAAGACCGGGAAAGAGGCCGGAAAGCCGTGTAGCCGGTGCATTTCTTGTACTAGGAAAGATGCTGTTGCCACTAATAAAGCCTCTTATGACAAGAACCGTGAGAAGCGTTTAGCTACCAAGAAACGCTATTATGAAGCGAACAAAGCAAAACTTCTTGAGCAGAACCGTGCTTATCATGAAGCGAACAAAGCAAAACTTCTTGAGCAGAACCGTGCTTATCAGGTATCCTACAGAGATCAGAAAAAAGAGTTGTTGCAAGAAAAACACGCGACTTATTATGCTGCTAATAAAGATGTTATTTCAGTTAAGAATAAAGAGCGTAGAGCGTCCAGCCCCGACAGGGTAGTTCGTAGCAGCGACTTGAATAAAATCTGGAAAAAGTCTTGGGCTTTATTTGACACATACGGAGATCGTTTAGGTATGTACGACACGGTTAGGCGTACAGGCTCCGGGTATATTGAAGTTAAATGCAATTATTGTGGGCAGTGGTTCCTACCCACCAATGGACAGGTTAAGAACCGCTTAGAGGCCATAGACGGTAAAATGTCTGCCGGTGCCGAGATGCGCCTCTACTGCTCTGAAGGGTGCAAACAGGTGTGCCCTGTCTATTACAAGAAAACATTAACTCCAGGCTTATTAGAGTTTTCTGGTAATAGAGAAGTGCAACCCGAACTCCGCATGTTAGTTCTGGCAAGAGATAACTACACCTGTCAGAAGTGCGGTGTTGGCGTAGAAGAAAGTCTGGAGTGCCATCATGTAGACCCGGTGGTCAGTAACCCCATAGAATCTGCTGATGTAGACAACTGCATAACACTCTGTAAGCAATGTCACAGGCAAGCACACGCTATTCCTGGGTGTACATATCAAGAACTTAAATGCTCCAATTACTAATTGGACATACAGGAGAAGACACAATGTCGAAGATTTCAAATCGGGATTTAGTGACGGCAGACAAGGCCGATCTGGCGGTTTCCAGCCTCGTTTCCAACGGCGGCTATCTGGAACATGAGCAGGCCAACAAGTTCATCGGTCTGGTCTACAATGAGCCGACCTTGCTGAAGCAGGCTCGTTTGGTGAAGATGGGTGCCCCCACCCGCTACATTGAGAAGATCGGCTTCGGTAGTCGTATTCTCCATGCCGCCCCCTCTTCTGGTGTGACTCTGGATGCCAGCAAGCGCGGTGCGCCGACCACCAGCAAGCTGGAACTCGTGACCAAGGAGCGCATCGCGGAGATTCACATCCCCTACGATGTGCTGGAAGACAACATTGAAAAGGGTGGGCTGGAAAACACCATCATGGGCCACATGGCTACTCAGGTTGCCCTTGACCTGGAAGAGGCTTTCCTGCTTGGTGACACCACGTCCACCGATGCTGATCTGGCCCTTCAGGACGGTATCATCAAGCGTGCCACCTCCCACACCGTGTCCTTTTCCAGCGGTGCTATGGGCAAGGCCCTGTTCAAGAAGGCTCAGCTTGAGATGCCCGCGAAGTACCAGCGGAACAAGCAGGCCATGCGCTTCTTCATCTCGCCCAACCAGGAAGTGATGTACCGTGATGTGCTGGCTGATCGTCAGACCGCCACTGGTGACTCCCTGCTGGAAACCAACCGCGCTATCCAGGCGTTTGGCGTCCCCGTCGAGTCCGCTGCCCTCATCCCCGACACCAAGATGCTGTTCGTTGAGCCGAAGAACATGATCTGGGGTATTCAGCGCGACATCATGGTGGAGACTGACCGTGACATCCGTAGCCGCGTCTTCATCGTGGTCCTGACCCTGCGTTCGGACTTCGCTGTTGAGGACGAGGCTGGTATGGTGGTCATCACCGACATCGCTTCCCCCGCGTAACCAACCCGCGTAACTTGTGGGGGAGGCTAAACCCCTCCCCCGATTCACATAAAACACATAAGGAGATACGTCCATGTCTTGTAAGAATGAGCATGAGAAGATCAAGATGTCCCTTTGCACTGGTGCTAATGCCGCTACCGACATTACCTGCACCGGCCTCGCTGTTGGTGACACTGTTGTGTCGGTCATCGACATCACCACCCCGGCTGCGGTGTCCCTGGCTGGTCTGGCTATCACCGCTGGTAAGTTCCAGGTGACTGCCTCCACCGCCTCCAAGAACCTGATCGTTCTGTGGATCGACTCTTCCGCTGGCTAAGTCTTTTTGAAGTTAAACGCACTTTTGCATAGGAGATAGATCATGGCTTTGCAGGCTATTCCTTCCAACTTCGGGCAGGGCGGCTCGAAACTCTCTGAGCAGGGTACAGGTGGGCTGAAGTCCATCCTTACCGAAATGAAGGCGGCTATTGAGGCCCTTCAGACAGAGACTTCCGCTGTCCAAGACCTGAAGTTCACCACCGTCACTGGTGCTGCTACCGCCACCAACATCGCCGTTACTGGCCTGTCCGTTGGTGATAGCATCAAACACATCATCAATCTTACCGATCTTGCCGACGTTTCCCTTGCCGGGCTGGCTATCACGGCTGGAAACTTTCAGATCACCGCCGTCACCACGGCTAAGAAGTTGCTCGTGATCTGGCAGGACGTGGTTTAACTCTCCCCTCCCTCCACATGGGGGCCGGTTCCCTCCCTCCTGACCGGCCCCCTTAACATAAAAAAGGGAGTTTTCTTGTGACCTTAGTGACGACAATCGCGGACCCCGAAGCCAATTCGTACATCTCACTGGCTGACGCTGAAACCTACCTGGAAAACCGGGTGGGTTTTGATTTGACTGCGTGGAACGCCTTGTCTGATGAGCAGAAGGAGTGGAACCTGACCCTGGCCGTCCCGATTTTGGATTCTCTAAGATTTCGCGGGGTGAAAGCCACCAATGCACAGGTGCTTGCTTTTCCTCGTATCCTTCCCAGAACGGATTGGTGGGATGCCACCAAGGCTGCGTATGAGAACTCTTACGACACCTGGGAAGACATGCAGACGGATGCTACAGAGAATAGTTACACCATGCCCTCCATCCCCGATGGTGTGAAGCACGCACAGGTGGAGATTGCCTTTCAGGTTATCCAGAACCATTACAATACCCTGGACCCCATGCAGGAAGGTTCTGCACAGACAAACTTTGTCGGAATTGGCAAGTTGCAGGTGCAGTTCGGCCAGAAAGCGGGGGAGGTCACGAAAGAGTTTCTTGATAAGTCGGCTTTTGGTGCTACCAGTATCGTCAAATTTTACCTCAAGCCCTATCTTGCTAGCGGTATGACCGCTTACGGGTTTTAATCATGGGACTTCTAGGCAAAGTCTCCCAAGCGGTGGATACGCTCTTTGACACACTAAAAGAGTTCACCATCACTGCTACGCTCTCCCGCACCACCAAGGGGGGTATCAACCCCGCTACCGGGAAGCCTGTGACTACGACCCCTAGCACATTTTCTGTTGTTGGATTGCTTTATAACGAGACTGTGTGGGAACAGGAAGACAGAACGCAGACCAAATTTGTGAAAGTGTTTACTTGCAAGCAGTCGTCTTTGAGTACGACCCCTGCGGTCTTTGACAGGCTGATTGCGGATGGAGTTACTTACGAAGTGACACACATTGAGAACGATCCTGCTAACATCACCTGGACGTTCCAGTTGAAGGCCGCGTAATGTTCCACCCAGCAGTTGAAGAAGGGTACGGGAAAAGGGGCACCATAGGTTTCGCTACCGGCCCCGTCTCGCAGGCTGTAGCCGAAGTTGTGGATGCTGTTATTGAGTCCGTTAGCCGTATTCCCCGGTTGTTTGCTACGGAGTGCGCCTTCCGGGTTGTGGACAACTCCCCGATTGACACGGGGCATTTCGTTACCAACTGGCAGGCCGGTATTGGTAACATCCCCACATCCGAAGTCCATATGATGAATCCGGTCAAAGCGGCTGTCACCAAGAAGTCCAAGTACGGAGATGCACGCACTCACTTTACTAATGTCGGGTTGGAAAGAGCAGCGGTAAAGCGTCGTATGCGGGATGCCATCTGGAAGGCACAGCCTGGGCAGGAAATTAGGATTCAGAACAATACCAAGTACGCTGCTGCGCTGGAGACAGGGCACTCTAAAAGCCAAGCCCCCAATGGGGTTGTCACCCCGGTTCTTAATGATGCGGAGTCCATCCTGAACGCTATTATTGCCGGTGAGATCGGGCACTTGTCGCAGAATCGTGGCATCCGTGGAGATACCATGCCTAACTCCCCGATCCGGGGTAGCAAAGGATTCTCTGAGTAATGGGCATCTACAGCGATATCTACACCGCAATGAACAACAAGTTCGGCACTCTGGCTACCACCAAGAGTTGGACATTTGTTGTAGACAACGAGGAGTACACCCCGGTCACAGGGAACAAATATTTTGAGGTGTATTGCTCGTTCGGAACTCCTTCCCAACAGTTTTTAGGTGAACTTGGACAGAACAAGATCACGTTTACCTTCCATGTGCTGATTCATGATGTGTTGGGTGAAGGCTATGGCAACACTTTCGATGATGCTGAAGACATTATTGCAGAGTTCAAAAGGGGTGTTCGTATAGCCACCCCGGATTTTGAGATTGTGGTGCAGTCTGCTGCGGCTATGGGCGGGTACAAAGATGAGAATGGTTGGTTCACCGTCCCGGTTTTTATCCGCTGCACGGCGTACACCCCCAACTAATTTTGAAGTCAATGTGAAAAAGCGGGAGGCATACAGTGGCTAAAGCAAAAACAGTCTCTTTTGAGGTTCCAGTTACCCACAAATATGTGATCTTCGGTGGGAACTCCGAAGCCCTGGATGACATGGTGTTTCTGGACGGCGAATACGCCTTTGTAGGCGTTGAAGAGGCCGGGATGACATGCCCCAAGCCCATCGACATTTGGGTGGCTTACAGTGGCGTCTCGGACGCCTGGAGGCACATCCGGGCAGAGCAGGGCATCTCTGAAGAGTATACTGAAGTGTCTTGGTTTCCCACCCCCGGCAGCGAGTCCTACCAGACCTTGATGAGTGGTGGAGGCTCTGCGTTGTATGCTGCCCTGATGGTGCTTGAGTGCGATCCTGAAGCGACCATTGTTTTTTGTGGGGTGGGTGTGTCCAAAGCGGATGAAGAGGGTTGGCAATATGCCCTCCCCCGCCTTGAAGGCCGTGCGATTGGTCTGTCTGGTTTCCCCCAAGAATTTCTGGGGTAGATCATAAAAGTTGGGGCGGCAAACGGCTCTAGACCGTGGATGGAACCCATCGCTCATCCAGCCGCCCCAAGAAATCCACAAAGCGATGGAAAAACATTCTGATGGGAGAAGAGAAAATGGGATTTGATCTGAAGAACCTGGATGTGGTGACTCTGGCTAACGCTGGTACGACTGTTGACGTTGTGCATCCTGTGACCGGCGATCCTCTGGGCATCACCATCACTGTGGCCGGGTCGGACTCCGACCTGTACCGCAAGGCGCAGCGCAAGCTGCTGAACAAGCGTCTGAACGACAAGAAGTTCAAGACCCGCGCTGAAGAACTGGAGAATGAGGCCATTGACCTCCTGGCCCACTGCACTATGGCGTGGGAGGGTGTTGAGGAGGATGGTGTCACCGTTCCCTTCACCGTGGACAATGCCAAGAAGGTGTATCGTACCTACCCCTGGATGAAGGAGCAGGTTGATATGGCTATTGGTGATCGGGGTAACTTCCTGGGAAACTAATAGAGCGACTTGAAGAAGCTCTTGCACAGAAGCTCACGTATGATGTTATCCAGGAAGATGGAAACACCATGCGTGAGCATCTTGAGCAGGTTCGTGACCAGATGAAGGGGTTGCCAGAGGGTGAGAGGTTACTGTTTGAAGCCTCCAACCCCGCAATCAGAGACTTAGACGAAGAAGCCGATATCCCGCACGAACTTGATTATCTTCTAGTCGCTTTTTTCGAGATGAGCAGGAAGCGGGGTAGCAACGGATTCGGACCCTCCCCCATAACCTATACAGAGATTGAAAGTTGGACACGCCTCCGTAAGTTCCCTTTAACCGCTTGGGAAGTAGATGTAGTCACAAAGTTGGATGATGTCTTCCTTGGAGACGCAGCCAAACGACTGAAGAGCAAGTCGAAAACCAAGTCAAAGTAAAGGAACATTCATGGATTTAGCCAAATTATCCGTTTCCTTCTCTTCCACAGGTACGCAGAATGTTGTGCAGGATGCACAGCAGTATGTGAAGTCTGTCGGGGAGGCCGAGAAGGCTACCAAAACGCTTGCTAACACCACGAAGCGGATTAGTGGGGCTATGGACGCTCTGGAGAATGGGAGTAAGGGTAAGGGTTTCATCAGCACTCTTCAGAAGATGACGCAGGACATTCAGGCTCTTGAGCGGCAGACCAACAGGCTCAACGCTCTTCGTGGGTTTCAGTCTTTCTACGATCAGTTGGGCAGATTCAACTCGGAAGTGACCAGCCGTTTCGGGGCCACAACCAACCATTTCACTGGTAACGTCCAGAAGCTACAGGGGCAAGTTCGCGCTCTGGAAGGGTCTTTCAAGAACCTTGGTAACACTGGCAACATGCCTGGGATCATCAAGCAGATCACTGACCTGGACAAGGCTCTGGACGCTGTTGGCAAAAACAAGCGGGGAGGAGAGCACAAAAGTGACTACTTAAAGGCAGTCACGGAAGGTATTCGCGCCCAACTCAACACGCTGGCTGCTGAAGTTTACACCAAATCTCAAGAGATAGCTAACGCTTTCTCTGGCACAAAGAACCTCACCAGTAAGGGGATTGGAACAATCGCCCCTGGTAAGGGGTCTGTCTCTTCGGACGCTGTGTACAATTCCTTCTGGGGACCGATGGAACGCGCTTTGAACGCTGTCACAGTCAAGGCGCAGGAGTTGGTCACGCGCAGTGATATGGTGAATCAGCGCATTATGAAGGAGTTGACCACCGGCCCGAATTTCATAGCCCCCCACGGACAGGGCACTATCTCCAGCGAAGCCATTTACCAGAGCATGTATGGTAATCTGGATAAGGCTATTGAGCAGGCAAGCGGGAAGGCGCAAGCCTTAATCACTCGTCAGGAGTTACAGGCCAAGCAACTGCAAGAGCGCCTGAAGCAGATTCAGACACAAAATCTCGGGACAACCACCTCGCAGACCATTGCTCCTGGGCATGGATATGTGGGGGCGTCGTCTGTCTACGACTCCATGTTCGGCGGGGCAGAAGCCTCGTTACAGAAAGCCTTTGCTGCCGCAGATGCTAACATGTCCAAAGTCGCTGCTTCTGCCAAGCAGGCGTCCTCGGGTATGCGGGAGGCTCTTGTCAAGCCTTTGGATGATTGGGCCACTATTGGTAGGCGCTCTGCTTCTGCTATCAAGAAAGAGATGGCCGAAGTTGAGGCCGCTTATGGCAGACTGTCCCGCCGCGATCTGAGTGGTGGGGACGCCAACGCGGCCCTTAACGGCCAGATAGCCGCCCTTAGAAAACTCCGTCAGGAGTTGAAGGCTGCTGAAGCCGATCCCTCCAGCATGGGCACAAAGTTTAACAACATCGTCAAGAGCATCACTGGCATCAAATCCATCAGCCAGATATTCACCAACACGGCTCTCTATTCTGGTGCTTACACCTTGTTAAACATCCTCATGCAGATGCCTGGGGCTATCATTGGCGTCAGCCTCAAGATGGAAGTATTACGCAAGTCTTTTGAGGGGGTTTTTGGTTCGGCAGAGGCCGGGGCCAAACACCTCACTTACGTCATGGATACTGCTAATAAGTTTGGGAAGGACATTGAGTCTGTTGCTGGCGGTTACAGAAAGTTTTCTGCGGCTACTGACTATGTGGGGATGTCCGCCAAAGAGTCTCAACGTATCTTTGAGGCTGTCACCGCTGCCATTGTTAAGATGGGTGGCTCCTCTGACGATGTGGGGGGAACCCTTACCGCTCTGACTCAGATGATTTCCAAGGGAACTGTCTCTGCGGAAGAATTTCGATTACAGTTTGCTGAACGCATCCCCGGTGCCATGAAAATGGGTGCTGACGCGATGGGGGTTACTGTCGCGCAGTTCAAAGAGTTGATGAAAGCAGGCGATCTGGATTCCATCGACTTTTTGAGAAAGTTTGTGCCTGAACTTGAGAAGTTTGGGGTTGGTTGGGAGAAGGCTGCGGACACCGCTACCGCCAACCTTGAACGCATGAAAAACAGTTTCATGAAGTTTGCTGACGACCAGACGCTAGCCGACCTCGTGTCTGTTGGAGCAAAGATAGCCACCGCCATTCTTGATGGTATCAGCGGAACCCTCTCAAAGAGTGAGCGCACTAAAGACCTCAAGAAAGCCCTCTTAACTGGAGTTACAAACTTTTCAGACATCTCAGGTCAGAGCATACTCGGGCTGACTGCTGGTGTGCTTTCTGGCAATCCGCTGACTAGCATGTTGGGGGAGGCTCTACTCACATCTAACAAGGATATTGAAAACTCTCAGAAGCAGTTGTCCACCATAGAACACTCTGTGGAACGCGCTTTGGAGTTGAAGAAGACCATTGAAGAACTTCAAGGGGCTAAACAGCGCGGGAATAACATGGATGGGTCTGGGCTGGAGAAGTATCAGGAACAGTTCAGGTCTTCTGAAGCGGGAAAGAAAATCATTGAGGACTTGATCGATAAGATCAAGACAGCCCAAATGATGGCTGCCCAAGGCATAAACACCGAAACAAACAATACCAAGGTTAATGAGTTATCTAACCTAATCACGCAGTTGACCGGAAAGCAGTATGTGGTGCAGATTTACACTGCTGTTGATATGAGTCAGGTGAATCTGCTCATCGCTACCATAGGTAAGTTGGCTAAAAACTCCGCAGAAGTGAAGATGCAGGAGGCCGATGCACAGTTAAAACTCCTGAACAATCCTAACTATATAAAGGAACTGGAAGTTCAGCGGGATAACGCCAGAGAGATGGCGAAGGAAGAAGCCCGCCGGGGCGGGAAGGCTGATCCCAAGGCAATGGAAGACCTTAAACGCCTGGAAAAGATCGTTAAAGACATTCCAGCCGCCAAGCGGGAAGCCATATCCGAAGTCGAGAAGGCTCAAGCGGCCCTCGCTAAGGACATGGCAGACCATTCTGCTGAAAGTAAGGCATATAAGGCCAAGTACGGAGACGCCTCCATAGACTTGAGCAAGTTGCCTCGTTATGGGGATATCAGTCAGGCGGACGCTGCCGTGCTGAAGTTTGGTGAAAAACTTGCAGCACTTGATGCTCGTGCTCAAAAGGGGATGGTTAATGAACAAGCCTATTGGACCGGCGTGCAAGTTATGTACGCTGAGAGGGAGGGTGCCCTTAAAAACATAGCTGAGGCGCAGGACCGCGCCAATAAAAAAGGTGAGGCTGGCGCAAAGACAGCGGCTCTTCAAGAGAATGCTTACGAGAAGTTGACAGAAAAAATCCGTGACAACGCTATGGTGTTGCAGGAATCTCTGTCTGGTAATGACATTGCGTCCCAGATGGCTAAGATCGAGAAGACATTTAATCAGCAAGAGCGCGAGATAGAGAGCCACAGTATCAAGGGGCAGGATACCGAAATAGCGAAATACTGGAATACCTACGAGAAGGGTATCAAGTCTATCGCTGTGTATAAGAACGTGTTTGAAGGCATGTTCCCTTCGGCTAAAGAGGCTGAAGACCTTCAGGCCATGACGGACAATCTGGATGCGGCTGCCAAGGCTTTGGGGTGGTCTGCGGAACAGACAGAACTGTTTAAGAACAAGATTTTGCAGTTGACTTCAGAAAACACCCTCAAGCGGTTGCAAGAACTGCAAGAGGTTGCGACCACCCTCCCCGAAAAGTTGGCTGCCAGCAACGCCAAGATGGATGAACTCACCAAGGCGGGCGGGAAGGGTGAACAGGACGTTTGGGATTCTATCCTGAAAGACTTTGAAGATAACTCTAAGCAGATGTTGTCTTCCCGCCTTGATGCGTATGACAAGATGATTGCCGAAGCAGAGCGGGCTGGAAACGCTGAACTCAAAGCCTTTGCCCAACTTGGGAAGGAAGATACCTTACGCCAGGGTCTTGAGGACACAGTTAAACGCGGCTCCCCGGATGCTGCTGCTGGTGCCCGTTGGTCTTTGGAGTTTGATACCTACAAGTCCTACGAGACGCGGAAGCGGGAAGAGGCCGTAGCTACAGCCGACATCATGATCGGGCTGACACAGGATGTCTCTAGCAATGTGACTTCTGGGATTGGTGATTTGATTCGCGGGTTTGGGGCGGGCACTGCCAACCTGGAAGACCTGTGGAAGAGTTTCTTGGCTTCCATGCTGGACTCTTTTGCTTCTGCCGTGCAGCAGATCATAGCTAATTGGGTTAAGAGTGGCCTTACATCTCTCATGAGTCCTTCCACCTCGTCAGGTGGTGCTAGTTCTGGTGGTGGTAGTTTCGATATAGCTGGCCTCCTGGGGAGGGGTAGTTCCAATACATCCCTCTATAATGGGGGATACTCTACACATGATGGGCGCAGCACCCTGACGGCAGGTTATGGCGGCAATGCGTTCTCTAACGGTGGGAAGTCTGCTGGTAGCGGTTGGAATGTCAATGGTGCCAACGTGATGGCCGTTGCCGCCGGGGCTGGTACAGCCATCGGTGGGCTGACCTCTGGTAACGCCATGCAGAGCATTGGGGGCGGGTTGATGACTGCTGGTGGCATCATCTCCATGATCCCCGGTGGGCAGTTAATTGGTGGGATAACGATGGCCGTTGGTGGCCTTGTGACCCTTTTCAGTTCGATGGCCGAAGAAGAGAAGAAGAAGCCACCCTCCGAAGTGTGGTCTGGTAAGTCTCTGATGTTCTCCAACGGCTCTTTCTCTGGTTTTGGTGTCACCCAGATGAGTGACGGCAGCACCCAAACATCTGGTCTTGATCCGATGGAGATGGAAGAGGAACGCCTGCGTTTCAAAAAAACAGTGAAAGACATCAATCAGTCCATGAAGGTGTTAGATATCGGTTTCAACCAGAATTGGGACCGTAACTTCTCCTTCCAGGCTATGGGCGTTCCTGATAAACTGGCCCCGATGGTGTCCTACAACATGAAGGACAATGCGGCTGCACAGGCTATGGGCGAGATGAGTTACATGGTCAAGTTGTTCAAGCAGGGCATGGAAAGCCTGGACCAGACCTTGATTCGGTTGGCTAAAGCCTTCGGTACTGTCTCCCCCCTGGTTGAGCCTCTTGGTATCGACTTAGCCAAGATGGCCGGTGCCACCGACGCGGTGATCCTGTCTTATGCTGCCATTGCTACCGGCTTTAATGCCGGGGTGGGTGTCATCACAGAGGCTATGCAGAACCAAGCGGACACCACGGACGAACTCACTGATAGCCTTCGGGCCGTTGGCGAGTCTGGTGCTGAAGTTGTTCGTTACTTTGAGCAGTACCGCAAGCAGTTGACCAACATCGTCCTGGCTCAGTATTCCGAACAGTTGATTGATGCTGCTGGCGGGGAGGATGCCTTCCAGCAGGCCATGACCGTGTTCTCCAACTACGCGATGGGGAATGAAGCTAGAGCTAATGCCAATGTGAACTACTACAAGTCGCAGTTCACTTCCGGGCTTACCGACCTTGGGAGTCTCCTTCCCAATTTTGACACGGATTGGATTGGGGACAACACCGACGCTTTCTGGGCTGCGTATGCTGCGGCGATGAACGAGTCTATGCCTGCCTCGATCTTCGACGATTGGGTTGCGATTGCTCAGAATGTCGCCAACCTGGAAGAGGCCGAACAGGCGTTGGCTGATATTGAGTTCTCCAACTACGCTTGGGATGCAGAACTGAAGTACCGTAGGCAGATTGCTGATGAGCAGACTGCGGGTGCTGAGATGACCCGTTGGGCTATCACGATGGAGCAGGAACTTGCGGATGCACGCAAGAACAATGCTACCTACGCACAGCAAGCTGCCCTGGTTGAGACTCAGATTTATGAGATGGAAGCCAAACTGCGTGAACTTCGCGGGCAGGAAAGCGATGAGGATGACCTTACCTCCCTGACCAAGAAGCTGAAGGATTCTGTTGCACACCAGATAGCCGCGTTGCAGGATTTGGCCGCAGAGGCGTCTGCTTCGGCTACCGCGTTTGAAGCCTTTGGCAAGTCTTTGCGGGATGCTATCGAAAGCATCACAGAAGATACCACCACCCCGCTTGAGAAGTTCACCAAAGCGCGTGCAGAGTTCAACACTGACTTCAGCACTGCTATGAAGGACTTTAGTGCGGATGCCCAAGAGGCCATGGGGAACCTCCCCGAACTTGCGGAGAAGATGTTGGAATCCGCCAAGAAAACCATGTCGTACAGCGACTACAACGTCCTTGAGGCCAGAACGCTTTCCCGCCTTGGGAACGCTGCCACCCGCTCTGAGTTGCAGGGTGAGTACGGGGGAGTCGCCAGCGACCTTTACACCAACGAGTCTGATTTGCTGACTCGTGTGCAGGAAGAACTTCAGTCGGACAGCCCGGATTCCAAGTTCGTGGCCGATGCCAATGCGCTGTTTGAGAAGTTGGCTAAGATGTCCGATGCCGCCAAGGACACCGCTGAAGGAGACATGACAGAAGCCTCGTTTAAGGCCCTGGCTAAGTCAACGTACAATGATTTGATGTCCTCCTCTGACCTGAAGCAGTTGTTGGCTGGTACGTTGAACACCGACAACTTGTCGCAGGATCAGGCCAGACTGCTGCTGTCTTCTGTGGATGCGTTGGAGTCCTTGGAGAAGTACACCGGGCAGGATGTTGATGTCTCCGATAAGATGGTTCTCAAACTGGAGTCTATCGCTGCTGGTGTTACCGATCAGTCGCAGTGGGACGCCCTGATTGACCAGATCGAAGTCGGGCAGGAAGAGTACATCTCCTGGCTGGAGTTGAATATAGCCGAACGCAGGAAGGAGGCTGAACGCCTGTATGCCTTGGAAGAGGAGCAGAACGCTGCTGCCGATCAGATGGCTAGTTACTTCCAGGCTATCTCCACCTACCTGCTGAAGCAGACCAACATTGAGGCCCTTTCGCAGTCTATTGCGGGGTTGCAGAGTCAGGCCGCTTCTAAGCAGCAGATGGCTATGATGGCTATGATGATGGGTGTTCCGATGGCCTTCATGATGTACATGCAGGAATACCAGCAGATCATGAATCAGGTCAACTCCCTCCAGAATCAGTTGAACTACTGGATGAACCTTGTTGTTGACCTTCCCGAATATGCTACAGGCGGGATTGTGTACGAGCGCACCCTGGCTACAGTCGGGGAGGCTGGCCCGGAAGCCATTGTGCCCCTGTCCGGGGGAGCTATCCCGGTCAGGATCAACGGAATGACAGGGGGCAGCAGTGAAGATGTTGTGGCTGCTATCTACCAGATGAATCAGGACATGGCCGAATTGACCCGTAAGGTTGTGGATAACACAGCGGCCATTGCCGGGCACACCTACAGAACCAACAAAGCCATTGAGCGGTCCAACTACGCCGCCGAACTGACGGAGGCTTAGAGCATGGCTACCGTAATCAACCCGGTTGATGTCACTGATGCGATACTTCTCAGTTCTAACATCCCAGAACCGGACACTGCAAATGGTGATCCTGCTATCTATGTAGCAGGAACCACCTATGCGAACGAAGCCCGCGTCTGTGTCGTGGCTACACACAAGATATACGAGTCTCTTACTGCTGGTAATGTTGGAAACTACCCCCCCACGGATGTCCTTGCTGACACCCCGAAGTGGGCTGAAGTCGGGTACACCAACAGATGGAAAGCCTTCGATCCCTACGTCAACACCACTACTGTGCAGTCAGAGCGTGTTCAGTATGAGTTGGACGCAACACGCACCTCATCTGTTGCACTGCTGAACTTGGAAGGTGCCTCTGTATCTTTAAGTCTGTACCCTGCGGACATGTCAGGAGCCATTAAATGGGAGACGATATCTCTCATAGATGACTCAAACATAGTTGATTGGTATGATTACTTTTTTACGGACAGCACTTATAAAGACAAAATACTTTGGGACTACCCCCCTGGGTATGGGACACACCTGTTCATTCAGGTCAACACCCCCGGAGGTACTTCTAGTGCGGGTATCATCAAGCACGGGATGACCAAGTATATCGGTGATGTCGGGCAAGATATCAGTTCTGGAATAATCGACTTCTCCGTTAAGGAAGAGAACAGTTTCGGAGATATCTACTTGAAGCAGGGGGCTTATAGAGATGTTTTGGATGTGATGCTCTACATCTCGAACTCCGTTACGGACACCATCTCAAAGTTTATGAAGAGTCTTCGTGCCAAACCCTGTGTTTGGATTCTCGACAACGAAGATAGTTATAACGACTCCATGCAAGCCCTGATTGTTTATGGGTTTATTAAGGATTTCGGGGTGGTCATCAAGACAAAACATCCCGGCTCTATTGATGAGTGCAGCCTGACCGTTGAAGGTCTGATATAACGAGGAGGATTCGATGGCTATTGCTCAAATCACGGAACTGATTGATCCGCCTTCCAAAAGTAACCCCTCCAATTTTGCTACCAAAGCGGATGCCTTTTTGGGGGCGTTGCCTGTCCTGACGGAACAGATCAATGCTGTCATTACCGAGATCAACAGTCTGGCTACGCTGTCCGCTTCCAGCGGCGGTAACGGGCTGACTGCTGCCTCCACCACCTCGTTGGCTATGGTGTCCTCTGGCAGTGTGACTCTCACGATTGCTTCTGGAAAATCCTTTGTTCCTGGTATTCAGGTGGTCATCTGGAACGAGACTAACCAGAAAGGCATGACCGGGAGTGTCACCAGTTATTCTGTGACAACTCTGGTTGTGGCTGTCTCTGGCATGGTGGGGGAGGCTGCTACCCTTGCAGATTGGTCTATTTTTACCATCCCCTCTGTCTATGATTTCACCGACACCCCCACAGGCACAGAGGTGTTCTTCCCCCCGTCCATCCAGGCTATTCTCGACAGGACTGCCAATGAGACACGCACTGGTTTGGTGGAACTCGCCACTGCTGCTGAGACGTTGGATGGAACGTCTTCGGCTCTAGCTATCCACCCCGCCGGGTTGGCTTCTCTGGTCCCTGACCTTCCCACCGTGACCCCTGCTATGGTGCTGCCTTTTGCTGATGCGAAGGCCCTTCCCGCGATTGTTGGATACTCCAGGGCGTCAACCGGGACGGATATCAACCAGAACGGACTTATCACCAGCAAGGCCGTGGATGTCCCACGGTTTCCGTTCGATGTCACCGCCGGTACTTGTGATGGGCTGCTCATCGAAGCGGCTGCCACAAATCTGTGCCCGTACTCCAATATGCTGGAAGTCACCAAGCGTCTGGCCCTCACCAGTGTTACTGGCACTTTCCAGGTGGGTGAGACTGTGCGCGGCGGGGGGGCTGCTGGTGTTGTTGTCCATGTGACTGCTGGAACCACCACTTATCTGGGACTCAAGACTGTTACCGGCACTTTCTCTGGGACTGTCACTGGTGATACGTCTACAGCGTCAGGTACCTACAGTGCCATTGTGGACATGCACCTCCCCACAAATACAACTGTCACTCCCAACGCTACCACAGGCCCGGACGGCGCAACAAACGCCGAAAAAATCTGTGAAACAACTGGAACCTTAGCGTATTCCTGGGCAACCCCCCTAGTGATCGTTACCGCTAACACACTACAGGTTTTTAGCGTCAAACTGAAAGCCGCTGAGAGAAATGTTGTGCGTCTTGGTCTGGTGCATAACGGTTGGACAAATGGTGTCAATGCTTTTTTTGACCTCACCACTGGTACTTGTAGTGCTGCCGGGACGGATGCAGCCACTTGGGATGTCGCTACCGTCGCTGGCAGTGGCACTCTCCCCACCGCTAAGATGCGTTATGCGGGGGATGGCTACTGGCTTTGCTCTGTGTCCTGTATCGTCGATGCTACCTCAACGCAATTGCGTGGCACACTGAGTATGTATAATGGTACAACTGTCACGACTTATGGTGTGGCTACTTATGCGGGCACCGTTGGTTATGGTGTTTATGCCTCGCAAGCGCAGATTGAGTCTGGCTCCATCCCAACCAGTTACATAGACACCACGTATGCGACTGTTACTAGGGCTGCGGATGTCGCTACTGTCCTGCTGTCAGGCATAGATTTTAACACCTCCGAAGGTACTGTTGTTGTCCGGGCCAGAACACCAATGAACGCCCCGGTGAGCAACGAACTCCTTGTTCACTTGGATGATGGAACCACAAGTAATAGAATATACATCAACAGAGGCACCAACAAAGCAGTCACGGCTTCCGTTGTCACTGGTGGTTCCACCGTTGTTTCACTCGGCACCACGGTTATCCCAAATAATACGGAGTTCTTCTGTGCTTTCTCATGGAAGGCAAACGACTTCAAGTTTACAATCAATGGAGCCACAGTGTTGACTGACACCGCCGGGGGTGTTCCCACAGGACTGACAACATTGCGTCTTGGCAGCCCCACCACAGCAGCAAATATGTGGCAGGGTACTATTGCCAGTGTTGTCTACTACCCCCGTGCCTTAACATCTTCCCAACTCCAGGCGTTGACCCTGTAAGGAGCGGATAATGATTGACCTCTATATTGGAACACTTGACTACGAGGATATGTACGACGCACTGGCGTCTGTGACTATCCTGCCAGCCCCCGGCCTGACATTTGAGGGGGAATTTGTGACTGCCTCCCCGCGACACGCCCTACACTACCTGGGAGCCGTCGTGGACGTTCCGGGCACCTATGATGAAGAGGGCAACGAACTGACCCCCACGACGTTTCTTCCTGGGGTCTATGCTGCCTTGCGGTGTTACGACACTGAACTTGCGGACGCCGTTCGGACCTGTGGTGTCGAGATCGTTGACCGCCCCCCGAATGTTGGGACATGGGCCTAGCCATGACAAGCAAACTACTTCTGAATGGCGTGATTCACGCCGCTATTGCCTTGCTGCTGCAACTGATAGTTGGCTTCTCCACTGGTAATTGGTGGGCCGGTGCGGCTTTGGGTATTGGCTTTTATTGGGGGAGGGAGAAACGTGACTTCGAGATACACTCCAAAGACCTTCGCTGGTGGCGGGGTTGGACTCCAATAGAGTACGATTTGGATGGAAGAAACGATTTTATGTGGCCCTTTTGTGCCTGTCTTATCATGTCTGGCATAATCACTTATCTGGGGGTATAGCGCGATGGCTATCAATTTGAGAAACTGGTTTCGTAGGGAGTTGTCTGCTGCCCTCCCGAAACAGGCGTTTACGGGGGCGGTTCCTGCATCTTCTGCCGAGATTCTTGCGGCTACTAGCAATGACAAGTTTCTGACCCCTGCCAATGCCACGATGTTCCGTCCTAACGGAAGCGTTCGGCTCACGAAGTCTGGAGCCAACCTCCTGTTGTCCCGCTACAATGGGGGCTGGATTTACATCAATGGCGTTATGGTTCAGATTCCTGCTGCTGGTATCACATTGGCACCTACTGGAGCTACCCCAAACATCCTGTACTATATCTATGTGTCTAACGCTTCCAGCCCGACTCTTGAGTTTCTGACAGACACCCCCACCCTGGATGCTACCGGCACGGTGATGGTTAGTTCTGTCACTGCTGCCAAGACGCTTGTCGGGATGGCCTACCCCATCACCGGACCCGCCTGGGCCGACACTGAACAACAGCGACTCGTCCTTAGTTACTACAATAGGCGTTCGGTTGGGTTTGGTGCCCTTAAATCCATAGATCGTACCAATATCACAACTGCTAGTGTGGATATTGAAGTATTTGATGCTGTAGACAGAATAGATATCCTATCTTGGGGTGAAGAAGCCACTACCATAGGGATAAATGTGTATGCCCAATATGCAAACAACAGCTTTAAGAGTATCTTTTCAGTCTATGATATGGTGTCTGCTACAAAAGTTCTTCCTGATACGATTGCGACTGGCTACGCGAGTGGCGACTATTTAAGTGTCGCAGCTATTCACAGCCCCGTGTTGACTACTGGAAAAAGAACACTCAGTTTGTATTATAGACAGCAAACGGCGGCCAGTTCCTCAGTCTTTGCATCTTCTAGGATAACTGGAACACTTATAGGGTAGGTGGGTAGTATGTTCGGAATAACAAATGCAAAACTCATGGGGTACGCGGCAGTTGTCCTAGTTATTCTCTTTCTGGTATTTCGAGCCTACCAGCAGGGGAATACCATTGACAACCTCAAGGCATCTATCGACAAACTTGAAGCCCAAAAAGTGTCCTTGCAGGAGAAGTTGAATCTAGCTGAAATCAGGAAGAAAGAGTTGACCATTGATGTCACCAGCCTGAAGGAACTTGTTGGGAAGATGGATATTGAATGTGATAAGCGGGTTGATAGGGCGTCTGCTAAAACAACTGTAATTGAAAAGCGGACTTACATCCCCGCCAAGGAAGCGATAGAGAAAGGAGTCCTAGATGAAAAG